TTCAGCGCAGGACCGCATTCCCTCGGCGGTAGGCGTAGTACCCCTACCCGTCAAAAAAGTAGGGGTAGGGGGAAAAGTCTCCTGAGGGTTACAATAGGCAACTATGGCAACCCTAAATTCGTACATCACAGACGTTCGCAGGCTCTTACATGATGCCAATGCGAACTTTTGGTCTAACGATGAGATTACGGATTACGTCAACAATGGGCGTGAAAGGGTAGTACGGGACACAGGTTGCCTGCGTACTCTGCAAATATCCGCTACACCACTCGCTCCAGACGGCACAGCCGCAATTATCTGGTCTGCTGGACTTGTTGTTACCGCAGGACAGTACATATTCTCAAATATCTTTATCTACCAAGTCACGGTAGGTGGGACGCTGGGAACTACATCTCCTCCGTACCCAACATCTGGGACTAATTTCCCTCCGTCAACTGCTTTTACTAACGGCACAGCAACCTTGCTGTACGTTCAGAATGCAGAAATTATCCCGTTTTCGTCGCTACCTAATGGTTCGCAGACTCTGGATGTACTCAATCTGACAATCTATTGGGGTAATTCTAGGATTCCCCTGCGTTACCTGCCCTGGACGAACTTCAACGCCCAGTTGCGTTACTGGCAGAACTACGTTGGACGGCCTGTGTGCTTCTCAACGTATGGTCAATCGCAAATTTACATCTCACCTATCCCTGACCAGTCCTATAGCATGGAAGTGGATACGGTCATCCTGCCTTCTCCGCTGGTTTTGACCAATCCTACGGTCAATGACGCCATCAACGACCCGTACACGGTTCCTGTGGCGTTCTACGCGGCCTACAAGGCCAAGTACAAGGAACAGAGCTACGGGGAATCTGAGATTTTCCTTCAGCAGTACAACCGTCAAGTACAGAGCGTGTTGAATTCAGTCTTCACGCGTAGAATTCCGGACCCGTATAGCAGTCCTTACTAACATGGCATCCCAAGAACAGCAAAAAAGATACACTGTTCTGAAGACGTTCGGGGGAATCAACACCAAAGCCAACCGAACAGCCATCAAGGACAGTGAATTCTCGTGGTTGGAAAACGCCATGCCGATTGGCGACTCCAACATCAAGATTGTTCCTGCCCAAGAAGCTGTTAGAGACAGCACAGGCAATGTTGTTGTCTTTTCAAACACCACTTCTTACCTAACGTCTACAAATATCAATGTATCTGACTACATAGTCAGCTTTGAGATAGACGGTAGAGCGCAAGCGTTCAATCTCACCAGCAATGTGACCAGTAATGTGGCCGTTGCAGGCACATTTAGCAATGCCAACGTCAGTTCTGCCCAGTGGAAGAACGAAAGACTGATCATTGCCGACACAGACAAAGGTTTGTCGAGCTGGAACGGCGCTAACGTAGTCTCTATAGGCTCTGTTGGCCTGATAGCCGTATCAAACCCAGGCTCTGGCTACACTTCTGCGCCAAACGTGGTGATCAGCGCACCCAATGATGCTAACGGGGTGCAGGCAGTAGCGACTGCAACAATCGTCACCGGATCTGGTGGTATCAGATCTGTCTATGTGACCTCGGGTGGGTCAGGATACACGGCTGTGCCAGATGTAACCATCGGCGCACCCAACATTACAGGTGGAACCCAGGCTACGGCAGTTGCAAGCATCAGCGGTGGGGCTGTAGTTTCAATTGGAGTTGTTGAAGCAGGGTCTGGATACACTTCTATCCCTACTGTTACCTTCTCTAGCGGTGCAGCCACAGCAAATGCAGTCATTTCTACTGGTGGTGTTAGCACCGTATCCCTGACTAACGCTGGTAGTGGGTATACGTCATCCCCAACCATCACGTTCTCAGGTGGTGGAGGGTCTGGTGCTAATGCTATAGCCCAGATTGTCACGTTCAGAACTGGCACAGTCAGCATCTTGCTCAACAACGGTGGTTCTGGCTATACGTCAGCGCCAACGGTAGCTATCGGCGGTGCTAACACTACTCCTGCTACCGCTACAGCCATTGTTCTAGGCAATACAGTCTCGCAGATTGTGATGACCAACCCTGGCGCTGGGTACACAACTGCAAACGTAACGCTTTCCGGTGGTGGGTTCACGACCGCTGCCAACGTCACGGCGGTTGTAAACACAGATCAGGTGGTTTCCGTAGCCACATTTTCTGGCAGAACCTGGGTGGCCGCTGGGCGCACCGTTTACTACTCTGCCGCAGATTCCTACAGTGACTTCACCAGCGTCTCTGCCGGATCTCTCACGATCTCAGACTCAACTCTGCACGGCAACATCCGTGCGCTTCTCTCAGCCAATAATTTTTTGTACATCTTTGGTGAGACAAGCATCAACGTCTTCTCTGACGTTCGCGTTGACACCAACGGTCAAACTTTATTTACCAACACCAACGTATCTGCAAGCGTAGGGACCAAGCGTATCTACGCCATCTACCCGTTTTTCCGCTCTGTGCTGTTTATGAACGACTACGGGATCTATTCCCTAGTTGGTTCTACCACTAGCAAGTTGTCAGACGCTTTAGACGGGGTGTTCCAACTCATAGACTTTGCTTCTCCTATCAGCGGAGGACAAGTTTTACTGAACAACATACTATGCGCGGCATTCTCCTTCACTTACAACGACCCGGCAAGTGGAGCGAGAAAGGTCCAAGCCGTGTTTTTCGAGAAGAAGTGGTTTCTAACCTCCCAAGGAGCGTTGGATTACATCACTTCCGTCCCTACAGCGGGGGTCATTCGCCTCTATGGGACCGCAGGCTCAAGCCTCTACCGTCTCTATGCTAATTCCACGGCTGGAATAGCAACCACAATCCAAACCGCTCTCATGCCTATGGGTGATCCCATACGAACCAAGCAGGCATTGAAGTTTGGGATAGAGGCACAGTTGCAAGCAGCATCTACGCTCCTCATTAGCGTGGACAACGAACAAGGAACTGGATCTACTGGTGCTTACACCATAGACAATTCCGTCGTTTGGCTCAACAATTATCAAGTCCCGGTCACTTGGCAAAACAATAGTTTGCAGACTGTTGGCTGGGAAACGTCTTACGGATATGCTCTGTACAAGTCAGATGCCCAGCAATACGGCAAGTATCTCGGCCTGACCATCAACAGTAACAGTGCCGGATATACAGTAAATACTTTCGAGTTTGAACACGAATTGAGGGTGAGGTTCTAATGACTGTCCCATACGCATTTGCCAATCTAAGCGGGAACATCGCTCTCGCAAAGCTAGACAGCAATTTCAACACGCCGATCACCATCGGCAATACGTCTGTCTTGCTGGGCAACACAGTCACTACGCTTAACAACCTTACGCTTGCCAATGTCACCATAACAAGTGGCACGAGCAATGTCACAAACGTCACCGTGACCAACGTCACCGTGACCAACCTGACGGCAACGCTTGCCAACGTGACTACGCTCAACGTCGCCAGCGCGTACATCACCAGTGCCAATATCGGCACTCTTGCTCTGACCAACGCATTGCCTGTATCAAGCGGTGGCACTGGTCAAGTCACCTTCCCGGCCAACAGCGTCCTGCTGGGCAACGGAACCGGAGGTATTGCGACGGTAGCACCAGGAAATGTGGGCAATGTTCTCACTAGCATCGGCGGAGTGTGGGTCAGCAATGTCGCTGTAAGTGGCGCAGCAGCCGGGGCTAACACGCAGGTTCAATACAACAACGCCAATGCGTTGGCTGGCTCTGCAAATTTGACGTTCAACGGTACAACGCTTACCGCGAACACGCTCAATCTGACCAATGCGCTGGGCACAACTTACGGTGGTACTGGACTAACGTCATTCACTGCTAACGGTGTTGTCTACGCAAGCTCGTCAAGTGCTCTGACCACTGGTTCTGCGCTGACGTTTAACGGGACGTTGCTGACCAATACAGTTTCTGACGCTGTCACTGCTTTAAAACTTGCAGGAACTACAGGAAAAGTTCGGGTGCGCCCATATGTTGATTCAACGTATGGTGTTGTTTTTGATTCAACTAATGCCGCAGAAAGCGCGTATTTGCCGATGAGCTTTTACGGCACAAACATTTATACAAACCCTGATACGGCAGCTATTTGGAGAATTGGCGGCTCCGAACAAATGTGCCTGACCAGCACGGGGCTGGGTATTGGGACGAGTTCGCCTACACAGAAACTCAATGTCAATGGAATTTGTCTGTTTGAGGGGGCCTTGCAAGGCAACATGATCATTCAAAAGACAGGTACAAACGGAGTTTCATTATTTTCAGACGCTGCTGGCAAACTAGCTTTTTATGATCAAAATGCCGGGGTAACCCGTCTTACCCTCGACTCCTCCGGCAACCTCGGGATTGGGACAACTTCTCCAAGCGCATCAGCCATCCTAGACGCACAAAGCACGACCAAGGGCGTGAGGATGCCCAACATGACTACAACGCAAAAGAATGCGATTAGTAGCCCTGCTGCTGGCCTGATGGTGTTTGATACTACGCTGTCAAAACTGTGTGTTTACACTGGCGCTGCTTGGCAAACAATTACTTCTGTTTAAGGAATACCCATGACCACTTTTACATGGACTGTCACGCAGCTTGACTGCTACCCACAAGCAGAAGGCCAGACTGACGTAGTATTTACCGTTCACTGGACCTGCTCTGGCACAGACGGCGCTTACAACGGCTCGGTCTACTCGACCTGCAACGTAACCTATGTAGCCGGTACGCCCTACACGCCTTATGACCAACTCACGCAAGACCAAGTGCTCGGTTGGATCTGGTCATCTGGCGTAGACCAAGCATCTGCCGAGGCCGCTGTGCAGAGTCAGATCAACAATCAGATCAACCCACCTGTCGTTTCACCACCGCTTCCTTGGGCTAATTAAAAATGGGAATTCAAGCCTTTACCCCTATGGGGAACACCGTAACTTTCACGGCTACCAGCAGTTCTCCAACTACGTCCACCCAAGCCGCGTCTACAACCCTTGGTGGCAATCAATATCGAATCATCAACAGCGGTAACGTAACGGTGTTCATGGGGTATGGGCAGTCCAACGCGAGCGCAGTAGCCAACGCTGTGGTTGTCACGAGCACACAGTCATCTATCCCGCTACTGTCAGGCACGGACGAGATCTTGACGTTCACTCCTAACGCTTACTTTGCCGGGATAACCAGCAGCGGTAGTGCTGTGATATACATCACACCAGGGGACGGGGTGTAACATGGTTCTAAAGACTGTTTCTACTCTTGGGGCTACTGGTGGCGGTGGAGGCGGGACGGTCACGGCTGTTACCGCTACATCTCCTGTCATTTCTAGCGGTGGAACTGCTCCAAACGTAAGTTTCATTGCACCAGGAACATCGGGTAACGTACTGACAAGTATTGGTGGGGTATGGACTAGCAACGCTGCTGTTGGTACTGCCGGTGGACCGATCCTTGAGTCTTATCAAACAATCAGTTCTAATTACACAATTACCGCTGGTTCAAATGGATTCAGCGTTGGGCCTGTATCAATATCAACGGGTGTTGCAGTAACTGTACCTACGGGCCAAGTTTGGCTCATCGCCGCTTAAAGGATCAAACATGAGCGCAATTAAACTTCAAGGTAACGCTAGTGGTGCTGGCACCCAGACTTTACAGGCTGCGGCAACTGCTGGGACACCTATTATTACGTTGCCAGACGCAACTGGAACGCTGATTGTTACCGGCGGTGACTTAGGAACGCCTTCAGCTATTGTGCTGACAAACGGCACGGGATTGCCTATATCTACCGGGGTCTCTGGGTTGGGGACTAACGTCGCTACATTTTTGGCGACCCCGACTAGCGCAAACTTGATTTCAGTAGTTGGTGATGAGACGGGTTCTGGTGTTTTGGTTTTTAATAATACGCCTTCGCTGACCAATCCAACGGTTACGAACTACGTTGAGACGCTGTATTCAGCCAATACCAGCACGGCGATTACGGTTAGTTTGACCAACGGTACAGTTCAGAACCTGACGCTAACTGGGAATGCGACGATTACTATGCCGACTGCGGTCGCTGGCAAGTCGTTTATTATCATTTTGTCTCAAGACGGGACTGGAAGCAGGACGGTTACTTGGTCAACCGTATCTTGGCCTTCAGCTACCGCACCGACAATTACGACTACGGCGAGTAAAAAAGACATCTATTCGTTCTTTTCTGACGGTACTAACTGGTATGGCACTACTATTGGGCAGAATTACTAATGTTTGCTGCATCTAAATCAGGTCGGGCTGCTGCCTCCGGGTCTGTGGTTCCTTTTTCGTATGTCCCGCTGTTGTTGGAGACAACTAGCACCAACGGGCAGCAGAACAATACGTTTCTGGACTCCAGCACCAATAACTATACGATCACTCGCACCGGAGCCGTAACGCAGGGTTCTGTGACTCCGTATTGGCCGACTGGACAATGGAGTAATTATTTTTCATCCAGTTATTTAAGCGTTGCAGATAGTGCCAGTCTTAGATTTGGGTCTGGAAATTTCACTATTGAAACATGGGTGTTTCGAACGGCATCTGGCGCTACGCATACAATTGCTTGTAAAGGATCATCTGCTGGGCCGACTGGTTGGGTGTTTCAAATTAGCTCGGCTGATAAACTTGTTTTTATTGATACTTCAACAAGCATTACTGGAACAACAAGCCTTGCGGCAAATACTTGGTATTATGTTGCTGTTGTTCGCGCTGGAACTGGATCAAGCCAAACAACTCTATATCTCAACGGCGCATCTGATGGAACCGGAACGTCGGCTACCACGTTCAGCCAAACTGACGCAATGCGAATTGGTACGGATAGAAGCGCTGCAAACGGGTTTGCTGGTTACGTTTCAAATTTAAGACTATCAAATACAAACCTAACAATCTCATCAACGCCAACAACTCCGTTGACGGCTTTGGGAAGCACAATTTTTTTGTCTTGCGGATACAATCGTTTTGTTGACGGTTCTACTCTTGCAAGCGCAATTACTGTTGGATCTGGAACCCCTCAAGTCCAAGCATTCCAGCCGTTCTCACCGACTGCTTCGTACACCGCTGCGGCATATGGTGGGAGTGGGTATTTTGACGGGGCTAATACGTCCAACACACATTTAAGAAGCCCATCTGTTAGTTATACCAATCCTTCATTTACAGTAGAGTGTTGGTTTTATTTTACAGGCAATCCATCGGGGCAAGCAATTTTTGATTTTGCTGCGGCCGCCAATGGTTACGGAATGTTTGCGTATATCGACTCAAGCACTAGCAATTTATCAGCTAGGTTTTTTTCTACCAATTCAGGTTCGTCTGAAATAGGAAGGATTGATACTCCGTATGCCAAATATTTAAGTCAATGGGTTCATATTGCTGTGGTTTTTGATGGCACTACCTATAAAATGTATTTAAACGGTGTTTCTGTAGGAACACCAATATCATCAGCTACCCAAGTTGTTACGCTAACTACATTAACAGTAGGGGCTAGAAGTGATGCTACTGTTGGTTCGGGGTCTGCTTGGGTAGGATATTTAAGTAATTTTAGGTATGTAAGGTCAACTGCCGTTTACACGGGAAACTTTACACCTCCCCTCCTTGCCCCATTAACAACCGCGGGATCAACTAGCGCAGCAAGCTACTCAAGCACCACCAACGTAAATACGAGCTTTGCTTCGTCAAACACGGTTCTTTTGCTTAATTGCACTAACGCGGGAATCTACGACGCTGCGGTGCAGAACAATGTGACTACGGTTGGAGATGCCCAAGCGTCAACCACGGTATCTAAGTGGTCGCCAACGAGCATGAAGTTCGATGGTACTGGGGATTGGCTAACGGCTGTTGACAATCCGCAGCTCCAGCTCGGAACGGGTGATTTTACGATTGATGGTTGGGTTTATTTGTCGGCAACTGGCGTTGCTTACGGGATCATCAGTAAAGGCACGGCTTCAACTGGATGGTCTGTTAACGTCACCTCTGGCAACAAACTTCAGTTTAGTTATACCGCGTCTAACTTAACCGGCGCTACCTCATTGGCTTCGGCCACTTGGTACTATTTTGCTGTGGTGCGATCTGGCAGCGCGACCGGGAACCTTAAGGTTTATCTAAATGGATCGGTTGATGCCACGAGCGGCGGCGCTGTGACAGACAACTTTAACCAAACAAGTACTTTGTATGTTGGCGCAGATCGGATCGGGACTAGCCCGTTAAATGGTTATTTGCAAGACGTTCGGGTTACCAAATACGCTCGCACCATCACAACGCCAACAGCAGCATTCCCAACGAGGTAATTATGAAACTCGCTAATCAAAAACTTGTCATCAAAGATCACACAGAGTGGTTTCCCAATACATCGTTTGGCGACCGTGGTCCATTGTTAGAATGGATTGCCGAGCAGGGTTACTACGTCATCACGGTGTGGAAGCCGCACAACCACGCAACGGAAAAGCTGGTATCTGCCGCTCCTCACCTATATGACGGGATGTGCTGCATTGTTGACATTGAACCTTTGACGGCGGAAGAACTTCAATCACGCATTGATACTCAGTGGGCAACAATCCGCAGCCAGCGCAACCAGATACTTAAAGATACGGACTGGACGCAATTGGCTGATGCTCCAGTAGATGATTTGGCGTGGGCGGTTTACCGGCAGGCGTTACGGGACATCACTACGCAAACAGATCCTTTTAAAATTGTCTGGCCTAAGCATCCTGGTCAGGTTGATGTTGCAGTTTCATGATGGTGACTAGATGTCAGACACTACTGAGACCAAACTAGCCGTGCACGAAGCCGTTTGTGCAAGTAGATATGCTTCCATTCAAGAATCCCTTGACCGTGGAAGAGATCGGATGCGTAACATCGAATGGTTGTTATACATTGTTATTGCAGCGGTGTTGTTTGGTCCGGGTGTTGCAGCAGACTTTGTCAAAAAGTTGTTAGGGCTATGACTGAAAAATTAGAAGCAAAGTCTCAACTTATTGAGAAGACCGCGTTTGCGGTGCTTCCTATTCTTTTTACTTGCGTTGTTTACCTGATGAGTGCGTTGGACAAACTCACGCATGAAGTTACTGTGCTTAACGCCAAGATCTCCCTTGTTGTTACATCTGACAACAAGCAAGCCGTTAACTCTGGGGCTGAACTTGCGCGGGAA